TCAGCCCAGGGACTGCCGCTTCGAGACCTTCGAGCGGTCGTAGACCCGCGCCGTGGTGGCCGAGCTGGCGTGAAGCTCGGGCAGGGCTCCATACCGTGCCTTGTGCTGCGTGGTGTAGTACGCCCGCAGGTCGTGGAAGGTGAAGCGCCTGCTGATCACCTTGGTCTCCAGGGCCTCGACCATGGCCCGCTGCCAGCCCGTGGTGAAGCCCGATTCGGTGAGCGGGCTGCCGTGCTGGTTGATGAAGACGTGCAGCGATGTCTCTGGGCGTGGCAGCTGCAGCAGCCTCTTGGCCAGGTCCAGCATGGCCGGGCCCATGGCGATGTTCTCCGCCCGCTTCGTGCCGCCGTGTTGCTTCGCGCGCATCAGCCGGATCTCGCCGGCCTGCATGTCGATCTGCGGCACCTGCAGGGCCAGGAACTCCACGCGGCGCGAGCCGGCCAGGGCGGCAAACTCGGCCATCAGGGCCAGGGTCTTGCGCGCTGGGCTGCCGGCCTCCAGCCAGTCCAGGAAGGCGCGCAGCTCGGCCGGCTCCGGCGCTTCCGTCCGGGCCCGCTCGCTGTTCTTCTTGACCTGCTTGCACGGGTTGGCGTCGATCAGCCCGCGTTCGATGGCCACGTTCATCAGGTTCGAGAGCAGGGCGATCTCACGATTGCCCCGCACGGGTGCGTCTGCACGCTCCACGCGCAGGAACCTGGCGATGTCGGTGGGGCGCACTGCGGCGGCCGGCACCTCACCCATAACCTCGATGAGCTTCAGGCTGTAGGACTCGTAGTCCTTCTTCGTGCGCTCGGCCAGGGCCGTCCAGCGGGCGGTCTTTTGGTACAGGTCCCAGAGCTCGCGGATCGTGCCCTGGGAGTTGGGCGCGTGGTTCATCTCCAGCACGGCCTGCATGGCCGCTGTGCGGTCGGTGCCCAGGTTGATGGGCTTGCCGCCCACCGGGTGATATCGGTAGGTGACAAGCCCATTCTTGCGAGGCCTTGCCTCCATTCGCGGCAGCAGGCCGAAGCCTGATGCTCGCTCTCTTCTGCGACCCATCACTTACTCCATTTGAATCCGCGCTCGGACGCGGAGGGCTTTTTGTTGTTGAGCTTTTCGTCCACCATGGTGCGGCCCACCAGGGGCAGTCCATCGGGACGGATTCCCGCTATCGGGAGGCCCAGCACCTCCTTGATGTAGCGGCGCTGGGCGAAGCGCTGTTTCAGGGGTTTGCACAGGCCGTCGATCTCCTCCTCGTTCAGGTAGAGGCTGGTGGTGATGGCTTCTGCTGTCACGGCTTGGGCCCTCCTATCGTGCGCTGTGGGCGTTCGACCCGGGTGCTTGGGCGCCGGCCCATCTCTTCGCGCAGCTTGTTCGCCTTGCGCAGGGCACGACGGGCACGCGCCAGTTGGGCCTCGTCTTCAGCGAGATGCTCGGGGTATACGCCCTCCAGCTTGCGTGTGGCCTCGAGGATGTCCGCCATGGCCTTGACGGCATGCCAGAGCGCTGTGGTGTCCGCCCGCGTGAGGCGGTGTTCTGCTCGGCGGCCGGTCATGGTTGGATCTCCTGGATCTGCTTGCGCGCCACCTTGAGCACGCCGGCCGCCTGGGTGATTTGCATTGCTACCTGGGGGTGACGTCTGGAGGCGGCGGTCATCTCACCCAGCCGGCGCGACAGCAACGACATGATGTCGGTATGCATGGCCTGCCGGCCGGCGTTGAACTCGCTGCGGGCGAGCCCGCTCACCAGATCCTGGACCGCTTCCTGATCAACGCCGGGCTGCGGCTCGGTGGTGCTGGCCGTCTGGCCCAGTGCCTGCTGGATGCGTGCCGCCAGCTCAGCCGACGGTGCCGTGCCCTGAGCAATGCAGGATTGCGCCAGGGCCAGTAGATCCCGGGCCTGGGCGCCCGCGATATGCGCCGCCTGAAGCTCGGCCTGCAGCACTGCCACCTTGGCGCGAGCCTCGGACAGCTTCTCGAACGGGATCTCGTGTCGGCCGTCGGCGGCCACCACCATGGGCACCGCATCGCCCACCACCTGCTTGGCGTGCGCGCGCAGGGCCGTGTATGCCTGGGCAATGGGCTGCAGCGCTCCGTCCGTGGCACGGCCGGCCGGCTTGGCCAGGGCGCGCGCCATCATGTGCAGCAGGTGGTGCGTCAGCGCTTCGTGCTGCTCCAGCCAGGCGGCACCGTTGAGCATGCGCGGCGCCGTGGCCAGGAGGGCCTGGGCGCTGCTCTTGGGTTTGCGTGTTTCAGCCACAGCGCAGCCCTCCCTCGAAAACGCTCTGCAGGTCGCTCAGGGGCGGGGTGCCCACGGTGGCCGGGTCTTCGCCGTGGAGTTGGCCCGCGAAGTAGACGAGCTCGGACAGTTGGGCGATACGAGCCGCCATTCCATGGAAGACGGGCTGGGCGTCAGATTCCAGCTGGTCAGCCAGCAGGATCAGGGTCTGGGCCAGGCGCTCGATCTGGTAGTTGGCACCGCGTGCGAGCTTCAGACGTTCTTCCTGGTCCTGCTGGTGCGCCGCTGGTGCTGCTGCGTCCTCCATCAGCTCGGCCACGGGCATGTCCGCGATCCAGGCCAGGTTGGCCATGGCCTGGTCCAGCAGCTTTTTGGCTTCGGCGGGCTCTGCCGGACCAGGTGCCCGGCGCGCGGCCTTGATCAGTGCGGCGATGTCCAGGGCGAAGTCCCCGGCGCGCTCTGCCTCGTTGATGTTGCGCTGCGCATGCTCTTCGATGTCCGCTCGGGCCATCAGCAGCAGACGGGCCGCGTCGCAGCTGCCTGCCCAGTGAGCCCAGCCGGTGGCCGAGATTTCCAGCATGGAGCCCATGCTGATGAAGGCGGCGGCCAAGCTGGCGGGCGTGCGCGTGGGTTCGGTGGGTGCGGCGGTCGGGCGGGGCGCAGCGGCCGGCGGCTGGGTGCGGGCCTTGGGCCTTTGGGCAATGGCGGTCATGCGGCACCTCCGTTTTCACAGGTGAAGTTGGGGCCGTAGAACCAGCGGTCGTAGTCGCCGACGATTTCGCCACCTGTCGCGCTATCAGCCATTGCACCGATCATCACGACCAGGGCTTGGGCTGCGTCAACAACCGCAGGCAGCAGGACTTCTCCATCGCCTGTTTGGGCTGCCATAAGCAGGTGGTTCAAGGAGGAACTCGTGCTGGCGATCTGACCAAGTACGTTGATGAGCTGGCGTTCGTTTAGCAGCGAGCGTGGCGCGGGCGCGGGCCAGCCACGAGTGGGTGTGGACCGGCCCAGTAGGTCTTCCACTGAAGTGTTCCCAAGGACGGCCAGGACTTCCGCTGCCACCCTGATGAATTCCGCGCGCTTGGGTGACTGGGTGTCCCCTGGCACGCGGCTGGATGCGCTGACGCATGCGGCGATGTCGAAGGCGAGGTTTTCGCAGTCGGGCGTCCCTACGGCAACGGCGGCCCTCTCCGCGAGTTCTCCGCCGATTCGCAGGAGGCGGTCGGAGTCGCCGCTATGGGCGTGGGGTTCATCGGTGCGTGCGGCCTGTTTCAGCAGCGCGGCGAGCTGGCTGAAAGAATCATGGATCTGGGCGGGAGCGGTGGGCGCTGGCACGGCAGCCCTTGCGGCTCTACCTTGCACCGCCACCTCCATGGCGCCCTGGTATGTCCCCAAAGCGCGGATCCGCTCGAGGTCGCCGGCTTCGTAGGCCATCTCCAGTGCCTTTGTGAGGGTAAGTGCGCTGCTGATGGTCAAGCCAGCAAACACAGCCTCACCGACAGCGGTGCTCAAGCGCTCAGGCGTTTCCGACGCCGCGCCGTCCAGCAGCGTGTATGCCCGCTGCAGCGCATCGACCAGCCCACGGGTTTTTGAGCCGTTGTCGCGAATCTCCATCAGCAGGCAGTCCGCCTCGTCCAGCAATTCCGGTGGGGGAAGTGCCGTGATATTGCTGGTTTCAGCAGCGCGCGCCACAAGCGTAGAGACTACGCCGACGGCTTGGCGGCACAGAGCCTCGGCCTCATTGATGGGCGGCAGGGGCGCGGCATCCGCCGGCTTGGCCTTCTTGCGGGCAGGGCCCGGCCTTGCGCTCGCAGTGGTGCGCGCGATAATCGCGTTCATGATTCAGTCCTAGTAAGGGTTCGGGATCAAGAAGCTCGTGCGGTTGCCGCCGCAGGTGCTTCGCCGAAGGACTGACGGTTGCCGCCGTTCAGTCCTTCACTTTTTTCGACGTGTGCTGCTGTGTTGCGGCTGAGATTTAGGACCGCCGCCGCCATGTCAGCCACAGCCTCCGCCATCAGATGCATGCTGCCCATTGCCTGATGAAGTGCACTTTCGGTAGGCGCCGCGCGAGGTGCATCGATCACGGGGGCGATCTCTGCGACATGCCGCGATGCAATTGCCAGGGCCTCCGTGAACTCGCTTCGCGGGATTTCGCGGTAGGAGACTCGGAAATGGGCCTTGAGCTTGCTCCACCCGCGTAGAAGGAAGGCACCCCGTTGCTTCTCCGGCAGCGATTCAGCACCCTTGGTGAGCAAACCGCGCAGCTCGTCTTGCTCCACCTGTGTCAGCGTGTCGGCTTTACCCATGGAATATGGGATCCGCGCCTTGGCAGGCAGACCCTTGGCGACCCGTTCGCACGCAATGAAGTACTCCCGAACCTCATGGCCACGTTCCGAGCCACTCATCATGGCGATGTGCTTGGCGGCATCGACACTGAAGTGGTAGACCGACTTCCACTTGGTGCCGCTCGCTAGCTGCTCCCCCTCCTGGGTGAGAAGGTAGTCCCGGTTTTCAACCAGGCGTGCACGCTTGATCTGGGCCTTTGCCCAGGTGGTGTAGTCCTTGGCTACCCCGAGCTCCGTATGCAACTGGCGTCCGTCGCACGTTTTGATGAGCTCGCCATCGATTTGGTGCTCATTAATGGGAATGTTCACTGCCATGCTGCAATCTCCTTCACGGTCGTAAAAATCCATAGGCTAAGGGATAAGGCTTTTTAAAATCTGGTCAAAAGCGCTTGAATTAATCGTTGTTCGCAGAAATCCGCGCTGTATGCCTTTGCCGCCAGTGGTTGCGACAGAGGGCTCTTGAACATGTCGTCCATGGCTACGCTTCCCAACGAGTTTTGCTTCGCGTGCTGCTGAAGGCTGTAGAAAACACGAACAGGGCCACAGATTACCGAGCTGACGGCTTTCAATCGAGGGCCTATTGGGAGCCCCGAATTCCGCGCTGTTGCATGCGTGCCGCTGCATAGGACTGTGATCTGAACTCATGGTTTGACAGTACTGTTGACCTGCCTCCATCTGCAATCCGTGGGTTACGGATTGGCTTGGAGACCTGGGCTGTAGGTCTCCAGTATTCATGGGGTTCAACGGACTACCTCCCGATCGAACTGCTCCAAACGCAGCTTGAAAGTCACGGACTGCTCTGTGGCTGCGACCATGTTGAGCCGCAGCCAGGCGCGGACGGCAGCCAGCTCAAGGAGCGAGAGCTGGGCATGGTCGATCCACACGAGCTCGCCGCTGCGGATGACCGGAAAGGTCTGGCCCTCGGCCTCGAAGGCGATGCCGTGGGACGCAAGGTCGCGGACGCGGGGCACCAGCGGCAGGAAGTGCTGGTCCAGCTCGTTCACGGCAAAGCTCAAAGACTCGAGAGAAGACTTGCCGCGCAGGTACTCCGTGCTGATAAAGCAGTCGTCCCACGCGGCAGCAACGCTGAGCGCGCGCGCGGTAATGCGCTCCAATAGCTCGCGCGGCACGGTGGCCAGGTCCAGCGCCATGACGGGGCCGTCGCCGGTAACAGCCGTGATCAGGCCAGGGCTGTCTGGGCAGACGGCCAGTTCGTTCGTGATGGTCGGCATGTTGGCTCCCGCGTTCATTCAGCGTCCGCCTGTTCGAGGCTGCTGCTGTCCAGCGCGGCGCCGAGCGCGGCGGCTTGGGGCGGCAGAGCGGCGGGGGCGTGGGCGGCCTGCAGCACGCCGTTCAGGGCGCTGCGGACGCGGGCGGCATGCTCACGGCCGAGGCCATGCGCCAGGGCCAGGAGGCCTGCCTCCAGGGATTCGAGGGTGGGGGCACCGGCTGGGCCCAGCAGGTCTGCCGGGGCATGGCATTCCAGCGCCGTGGGTACGGTGGAGTGCGCGCGGCCGCTTTCGCCCTCGGCTTCGCACCAAGTGGCCAGTACGCGGGCTTGATCAGCCCATTCCTGGGCCATCGTTGCCTGGGCTCTGAGCAGGGCAGCTGCGCTGGGCCAGCGGCGGCCTTCAATTGCATCGATCACCAGAAGGCACTGGCGGCAGTGCTCTTCGGGTGCTGCCCGTAGCAGGGCGGCGCGGTTGGGGTTGCTCATTTTCGCTCCATGCACCCCAAAGTGGGTGTGAAGCAAATAGTAGTGCAACTACTTGGATTCGGTCAATAGTGTCACTGTTTTTTGGGAAGAAATTCTTCCTCCAGTAGGCCAGTCTTGGGTGGCGCGCGCCAACGGGTGGGTGAGACTACCGCCACTACTTGGTGGATTTCAGTGATGTCTTCCACCGGAAGGGTCAGGCGATCCCCTCCGAGGGTCTGGAAAGAGTACGAATCGTCTCGCTCTGTCAGGTACTCCAGAAGGGCCTGCCCGGTTGGAAGTTTGCGTGACTCGACCAAGCAGTAGTCGCTAAAAGCAGGGTTCCCATAGCGCTCAAGGACTAGGAAATGGCCGGCTTTTATTGCGGGGCTTGCCCCATCTCCGCGGACCTTTAGTGCGTAACCGTCGTCATGTACGCCAGAACCAACTACGTAGCCGCCGTCCCCCACCGGGTCAACCTCGATAGAGTTGCTGTTGATCCAGGCCTCGCCTACGACGGGTATGCCTACGATGTTCCCGCCCCGACCACCAAAATCGAGGTTGTGAGGTATCGGCTCACCGGTCAGCAAACGTGACCCTTCGACGATCTCCAGGGCGAGGCGAGGGCTGATGTCAGTAAGGTTGCATTGCAGACCTCGAGCGAAGCCTACGGCGGCTTTCATGCTTAGGGGGGTCTGGCCTCGCAGGAACTGGCCTACGGCGCTTTGGTTGCCGATGCCATATTTCTCGCCAAATACCTGTTGGCTTAGCCCGTGACTGGATTTTTCCCAGAGGGCTCTCAGGCGCGTGGCCTCTGCCATGTGCTCCTCTGTCACGCGCGCTTTTCTTGAAGCCATTTTTGAGTTCCGAGTTGCATGCAGCAACGATAGCGCCACTACTTGAAATGGCAAAGCAGTGCCGCTGTTGTGAAAATTGGATAGTGGCGCTACTATGTTGCGATGAGCACCATCAAATCTATCCGCGAACGCCTCGGCGTGACGCAAAGCGAGTTGGCCCTGGGGATCGGCTGCACACAAGGCAACGTTGGTCACTACTCACGTGGGCAAGTCATCCCCCCAGAACGCGCCCTGCGGCTGATCTCATTCGCCAAAGCACGCGGGCTGAGCCTTACGTTGGATCACGTTTATGGCCTCACTCCCCTGCCAGGACTAGATGAGCACAGTTCCGGGTCATCTGATGTCACGAGTTTTGACTCTGTGGCTCATGGGTGAGCTGCAGATGGTGCGTTCTCAATTTTTCCTGTGCTTTTCGCGCCTGAATCGCTGCTGCTGTTCGGCCTCCGCATCGACCACCACGCAGTTGCCTTGCCAGGTGATCACAAGGACCCCGGTATCCCATCCCATTTCCAGCCGCGAGGTAGTCATTACCTGCTCGCGCCGGCCGGTGGCTGCGTTCACGTTCTCGCTCAGCCGTGTGTGGCTGGACCTGTGGAAGACCTGGCCGGCTGGGCCGCGTGTTTGGTGTGCTGTGTTCATGCCCTGCAGTCTCTTTTTTTTTGCCCAACGGAGTCTTTACGAACGCTTCCGAAGAGTTCGCAAAGGCTCGTAAGGAGTAGTCATGGAATCGTTCAATGACGCGCTTGTGGTCTGCGTGAAGGCCTGCGGCGGTACCAAGCAGGTGGGCGCGCTGCTGTGGCCTGAAAAGGCTCCGGACGCGGCTCAACGGGCCCTGCTGGACTGCCTCAACGAAGACCGTCCAGCCAAGCTCTCGCCCGAGCAGGTCCTGCTGATCCTGCGACTGGCGCGCGGCAAGGGTTGCCACGACGGCATGGAGTTCATCACCGCTGAGCTGGGGTATGCGCCACCGGTGCCTGTGGAGCCGCGAGACGAGATCGCGGAGCTACAGCGGCAGTTCATCGAAGCTGTTCGTACCCAGACGGAATTGGCGCAGCGGATCGAGCGCGCCGCCGGGCGGGTCAGCATGAGGGCCGTGGCATGAGGAGGGTCGTGCCACAAAGTGGTCTCCCCGAGCGGTTCCTCACTGCGCTGGATTGCGTGCGTGTGTGCGCTCATGAAAACGGGCTGCACCTGAAGACGATTGCGACCGCCATGCAAATGAGTCCATCTGACCTGTCGCGCAAGCTGGCCAACAACCCGAAAGATCCGCGTCGGTTCACGCTCAACGACTTCGAGGCTTACGTGGCTTTCACAGGCGACATCACGCCAGTCCTTTACCTCCTGCAGAAGTTCTGTCCCCACCTGGACTGTGGCGAAGACGCTGCCGCAGCGGCGGCCTTGCGTGCCGCTGCGCCTCAACTGCGTGCATTGCTCCAGCACGCCGGAGTACCCGAACGACATCCCACATCTACCAGGACGAGTACGACGCCTTGGCGCAAATGCTCGCCATCAGCGCGAAGAGCCCCCAGCAGTTGGCAATGCATCTGTTCCCCCACATGAAGCTGGCATCTGCCCATGCTCGGCTGAGGGCCTGCTTGAACCCCAAGAAAGATGAGCGCCTGAACTTCGGCCAGATCATCGCGGCCATGCGGTTCTGCGGCCGTTACGACCCGCTCATGTACGCCTGCGACGAGACGCTGCATGCCCGGCCCGACCGCAAGGCGCCGGAGGACCAGGCAGCCCGCATCGCCGAGTCCATCGACAGCGCCACGGCCACGCTGAACCAGGCCTTGAAGGCGCTGGCAGCCCTGCAGGCGCACAGCGGTGGCCAGGGCTCGAGGGCTGCGGCATGACTGCCCCCGGGGAGCGCCAAGGCGATACATGAGCTTCAACGCAATCCGCTGGGCAATGGCTCAGCACATCCCATCCTCCTCCGCCAAGTTCGTGCTGGTGGCCATGGCCAACTGCGTCAACGACAAGGACGATGACGGCGAGCCGGTGACCGACTGGCTGTGCTTCCCATCCGTCGCATTGATGGCCAGCGTGACCTCGATGGATCGCAAGACCGTCATCACGGCAATGGGCAAGTTGCGCGATCTGGGCGTGATCGCCGATTCCGGTGGCCGGCGAGGCAACACCGGCCAGATCGTCGTGTTCAGGCTCAACCCTCCCAAAAACGGGACCGTTCAACAGGGCCAGAACGAGGCTGCAGAGCGCGGCAACTTCGTCCAAAACAGTCCCGAAAACGGGTCTCTTGAAGACGCCCAAAAACGGAACAGTTCCAAAAACGGAACAGTACCGCTTTTCCCTGGGAACAGTACCGTTTTTCCCGCCGAACAGTACCGTTTTTCCCTGGAAACAGTACCAAAAACGGGACACGGAATCAGTAAGGAACCAATAAAGGAACCAGTAAAGGAACCAGTAAGTAAGAAACGCGCGAGCTCGCCACCCGTCGGCGTGAGCGAGATCCCAGGCGTTTCTGCCGAACTACTGGCCGACTACCTGCTGGTGCGCAAGACCAAAAAGGCCGGGGCGTTGACCCAGACCGCACTGCGTGGCCTGCAGCGGGAAGCGGACAAGGCCCGCATCTCGTTGGCCCAGGCCATCCAGTTCTGCTGCGAGGCCGATTGGCAAGGCTTCAGAGCCGACTGGTACGCCAAGCGCATTGGCGATGACCGCGCACCGTCTGGAGGCCACGGCCAGCCCCGAAGCAATGCCGGCCGCCACAGCGGCTTCACCCATGAACACAGCGATTACTACGACCAAGGTGTCCCCGATGACGGATCAATTCCAGCATGAGCGCGATGAGCGCATTGCCGCAGCGATGCGTGAGCAAAAAGAGGCAGAGCGAAGGGACCGGCTGAGCAGCCGAATGGCGCGCAGTGGCCTGGTGGGCCGGATGCTGGAGTGCTCGTTTGCCAACTATCGCCCGTTCCATCCCGGCCAGGCGGATGTGCTGGCTGCGTGCCGCAAGTTCGCCGAGGAGAACGACTTCCACTCGGGGGGAGGCCTGTGGATGATTGGCCCGGTGGGCACGGGCAAGACCCACCTCGGTAGCGCCATGGTGAACCACGTCATCCACGAGCGTGACCTGGGCGCCCGGATCCTCAGCAGCCGGCAGATCGTGCGCATGCTGCGCGCCACGTGGGGCAGCAGCGGGTTCCAGGCCAGTTCCTGGGACCGGCCGGAGACCGAGAGCGAGCTGATCGCGAGCCTCGGCAGCGATGCTCTGCTGGTCATCGATGAAGTCGGGGCCAGCATGGGCACGGACGCAGAGCGCCTGCAGCTGTTCGAGGTGATCGACAGCCGCTACGCCATGCAGCGGCCCACGGTGTTGCTGTCCAACCTGGCGATCAACGACATCAAGGCCTCGGTCGGCGAGCGCTCGTTTGACCGGCTGCGCGAAGGGGCGAGGTCGCTGAAGTGCAACTGGCCCAGCCACCGCGGGGGCGCTGTCGAATGCTGATGGACGAGTTTCCACCCGACGAGCAGGACCGCGCAGAATTGCGCAGTCGTCCCACCGAGCGCCGCATGCCGGCCAGCGTGGCCTCGGAAGCCGCGCTGCTGGGCGGCCTGATGCTGGACCCGGAGGCGTGGTCAGCACTGCCTGAGCTGGACGCCATGGCGTTCTACGCACCCATGCACCGCGAGGTGTTCCTTGCCGTCCGGGCCCTGGCCACGGCCGGCGCGCCCACCGATCCGGTGTCGGTCTTCGAGGAGCTGCGGCGCCAGGAGGCCGAGACCATACTGCCGCAGCTGACCGAGCTCGCGCAGTTCCTGCCGGGCCAGGCCAGCATGCGGCGCTACGCCGACGAGATCCTGGACCAGCACCGCCTGCGGCAGCTGATCCAGGCCGGCACGGCCATGGTGGACGCGGCCATGGAGCCCGGCGCCCTGGCTGCGGCCGAGATCGACAAGGCCCAGATGCTGCTGGCCCAGCTGGCCACCAGCCGGGGCCGGCGCGACCCCAGGCGCATCAGCGATTCCGTGACCGAGTACCTGGTGCTGCTGCAGGAGCTGAGCGAAGGGCGCAACCCGGCCATGGCCACGGGCATTCGGGGCCTGGACAAGCTGCTGAACGGCGGCCTGCGCCGGGGCGAGCTCCTGGTGCTGGGCGCTCGGCCCAAGCACGGCAAGACCGCGCTGGCCCTGGCCATCGCCCGCCACCTGGCCCAGCGCCAGAGCGTGCTGTTCCTGAGCCAGGAGATGCCCATCGCGCAGCTGATGCACCGGCACACGGCAGCGGCCGCTGCCTTCGACCTGAGCCGCATCCTGGCCGCCGATTCCCAGGACGCGGACATGTGGCCAGCGGTGACGGCTGCTGCCCACCACCTGGAGCAGCTGCACCTGCACCACGACGATCAGACCAGCCTGACGCTGGGCGACATCCGGCGCAAGGCCCTCAAGGTCAAGCGCGAGGCCGGCCTGGACGTGATCTTCGTGGACTTCCTCCAGCGCATGGCGGCATCCGAGAAGGACAACCGCTCGCGCGACTTGGACCTGATCGTGAACGGCATCAAGGACCTGGCCATGGACTTGGACATGGCGGCTGTGGTGCTGAGCCAGATGAACCGCAAGGCTGACGAGACCTATGGCCGGCCCAACATGTCGCACCTGCGCGAGTCGGGTGCCATCGAGGCTGCAGCCGACCAGATCGCGCTGCTGTTCACAGACTGGGCGCACCCGCAGAGCAAGCGCCTGCCCGAGCTGCAGGGCTACAGCGAGCTGGAGATCGTGGCGCACCGCAACGGCCCCCAGGGCCTGGTGCCGCTGCGCTTCATCGGCCGCCACCAGCACATCACCGATTGGGACGGGCCGCCGCCGCGCCGCATGGCCGCCGGCCCGTCCACCCCTGTTTCCAAGCACTGGCAAGACCGCCAAGAGGAGGCGAATCCATGACCGCCGAAGAGACCAGCACCACGCCCCCCGAGCCCACGCCAGAAGAGACTCGCACGACGCGGCAGATCATCTCCGATGCGATCCAGGAGCTCCACCAGCAGGGGCAAGTTGTCACCCGCGAGGTGTTGCGGGATCTCACTGGCCTTCGGCCCACCATCATCGACGACCACGTCAGCCGAATGATCAACGTCGAGGGGACGGTGCGTCGCGTCAGGGCTGGCGTGTTTCTTCCCGTCACCCCTATGCCCGAGCCCCGGGCAGTTTCTGTGACTGACCTGCCTGACGGCACTTCAATCATCGAAATTGGTGAGATCGTGGCGCGGGTCTACCCCATTGAACGCCGTGCACTTGCGAATCGTCTCGCAGGTGATGCTGTGCAGCTGAGCAATATTCAAGCGGGCCATGACTACAACGTTCTGTTGAATGAGGTGGTGCGCGACTTGAGAAAGTTGAAGCGGGATTTGGGAGAGGCCTAAAGTATGTCGCGGGTATATAAATGGTCTGAGGAAAATATTGCATTGCTTGGAACTATTTCCGATTACGCAATTGCCAAAAGGCTTGGTATTTGCCGGGACACCGTATATTGGGAGCGCAAGCGCAGAGGCATAGAACCGTGGAGACTTCACAAACTGCCAGACAGCATTTGGTCTCCTACAGTAATTTCGAAGATGGGTGAAATAAGTGATAAATCACTGGCTGATGAAATTGGAGTGAGCCAGGCAACTGTGTCTACCAAGAGGCAAATGCTTGGGATTCCCAGTTTTGTGACACATAGGGCCTGGGATGCAGGAGAGGTGGCCATGTTAGGCACAGCTCCGGATAAGGAAGTTGCGCAACTGATCGGCCGAGAGGTAGAGCATGTGAGGGCTGCACGTCAGTTCAGAGGCATCCCCGTACATCGGGCCGAACGCTGGGTTGAAAGCGTTGCACATCAACTGGGTGTGATCATTGATGCAGATATTGCGGCGGCCGTGGGAGTGCTTCCGGAGGCTGTGGCAAACGCAAGGCGTAAACGGGGAATTCCCCCTGCGAGGCAGTACAAGGGCGAAAACTTTTCAAGTAGTCCTCCGAGGTCCAGGCAGCGGAAACCTTGGGCGCCGGAGGAAATATCGCTTCTTGGCAAGATATCTGATGCTGAAGTGGCTCGACGAACCGGGCGCACTAAGTCTGGTGTAACGATGGAGCGTCACAATCGCCGAATTACCGGGATAGATCCAGCAAAAGCAACTCAGCTTTACAAGCAAGCGCGTGCGCAAGAGTAGAAGGATGTTTCCCTGCAGCATGCTCTGGCCCGCAGTGGCTTCGTTTGGGATTGTTGGTGGGCAATTTATAGGTGATTAATATGACAAGCACAACTCAAGAAAACAGCATTGACACGGCAAATGAGTACGAGAAGGCACTGGCCGCACAGGCTGTGGTGTTCTCCGTGACCAACCTGTTCCAGCGTGACGATGAGGTGGCGCCGCGGATCGAAAAGGCTTTTCGCGAGCTGTTTGCAAGCAACCCGCGCGGCTACATGGATGCTTTCCCTTTCAGAGCGTCGAACGGGGTGGAGATCGCATGCGTGCTTTCTCCCACCAACGACGAGCTGGCGGAGGCCTTCCGGAAGTAGACTGTAGAGAGTGATGGGCGCCGCTGCAGTTCTGTGGTGGTGACCCTGGCATGTATGTCCGTGAAGCTGGTCGCCGTGGGAGGGGCCTCCAAGATCGGGGAGGCAAGCTCAGGAAATCACCCTCAGAGTCCGTCGATACGCTCCTTTAGAAATGGCCAAGCGGTTAATAGCAAAGCGGCAAGCGAGATAATTATGGCGAGCCAACTCTTGCTTGTAGCATTTCTGGATTCAATTTTAGACTCGGCAGATGCAGCGCTAGCTATCTCGGATAGATCCTTGGCATGATTTGATATAGATTTGGCCTCTTTTGAGATTTCTTTTGTCTCAGTAATTTGGGCTTCCGCAATTTCAACGCTGCGGCGTAAGAGTTCTAGATTTTTTTCTTCACGCTGAACTTTTTCTCGGTACGGTCTCTGGATGGCTTCAGCCACTTGCTGAGCATTATCTGCTTGCTGCTGCAAAAGTTCCCGTTGGCGTTGAGATTCATATTCCTCGTGGCTTATTAAGGGGTCTCTGCTCACACTGGATAGCATTCGAATGGATTCTCTTGCAGCAGCATTTGCATCAAATGAACTTTCCTTCTTGAACATATCTGTTGCAGTTATTGATAGGGCTGGTCCGTTGATCTTTTCAAGCCATTTTGATGGGTTGGCAGAGGCTCCCGGGTTGGCCGCCCAGTTCGGGCTGCTGAGGATGTTGGGGATATCCAGCTGATTGCCGATGTGGTTGCCGAGAATAGCTGAGAAATCTCTCGGATTAGGTGTATTAAGCACAGAGCCGAGGCTGGCGATTTGATTTTGTGCTTTATAAAAGGAAGCTATTTTTTCCTGAAGCGTTTCACCTGGGGAGAATCCAACGATGGAACTCTTGAATGCAGCAGCAATTGCTTCTTTTGCGTTAAATGGATCGGCTAAAGATTCAAGGGCTTTTCGCCTCATTTCATCTGCATTGAACTGCTGGACAGCGAAATCAGAAATCTTCAGATTTTGATTAATCGCATCTAGAGCATTCTTTGTAGTCTGTTCAAGGGCTGCCTGTAGCCTGAAGGAAGGGGAAGCTGAAGCTAAGCTCTTACGGAGCCGAGCGGCAGCCTCGATACCCAGGACATCCGTAACGCGAGACGTCTGCGCACTTTCAGAGGGCGTAGTCTGCGTCTGCCCCTTGGCTCCTAGCTGGGCCAGGCTTTTACTTACGCCTGTCTTGGTTGCGTCGTGTTTCGGCTTTTCCGAGTCCATCATCCCTACCTCTGGCGGTGACTGTGGTTCTTCATTGTGTCATCCCCCTCTGGGGTTTCCATTCCGTCGCCACACCAGGAACCATCCTGGCTGTGGAAACCCCAGCTATCCCCCCATCTTCAAGCGCTCCCAATGCGGAGAGTGCAGTACCGGCAGGCACCGACTGGACGGAGATCGAGCACGTCTACCGCACCACGAACCAGTCCCTGCGGGAGATTGCTGAAGCCCATGGACTGACGCACTCCGCCATTGGCAAGCGAGCCCGGGCCAATGGATGGACCCGGCCGGACAAGCCTGGCGCCACGCCCAAGGAGATCGCCAAGCTGGATCCTCGCCAGCAGCGCTTCGTCCGCGAGTACCTGATCGATCCGAATGGCACGCAGGCGGCCATCCGAGCGGGCTACAGCGCCCACACAGCCACCGTCCAGGCCTCGGACCTCCTGAGGAGACCTCACGTCCAGGATGCGATCCAGGCAGGCCAGAAGAAGCTGCAGGACAAGCTGGACATCAAGGCCGAGCATGTGGTGCGTCAGCTGGCCCTGATCGCCACCGCTGACCCCCGGGAACTGATCGAAGTGCGTGTCGGCTGCTGCAGGTGCTGCCATGGCCAGGGCCACAGGTTCCAGCGCACCGAGCTGGAGATGGCCGAGGACCGCAAGCGCTGGGCTGTGGCAGGCAAGCCGGCTGAAGAATTCGACGAGCAGGGCGGGGCAGGGTACAGCCCCCACCTGCTGCCCCATCCCGAGTGCCCAGGCTGCGGTGGTTGCGGCGAGCCGCGCACCGTGCTGAAGGACACGCGCCACCTGAGCCCGCGCGCGGCGGCCCTGTATGCCGGCGCCAAGCAGACCAAGTACGGCGTGGAGATCCAGATGCACTCGCAGCTGGAGGCCTGGGAGAAGCTGGCCAAGAACCTGGGCCTGTACGCCCGGGACAACTACCAGCGCTCCGATCCGCTCTCGCTGCGCGACATGTCGGACGCCGAGCGCGCGATGCGCATGCAGCGTGTCCTGGCCGCCAATCCCGAGCTGATGTCCACGCTGGGCCTGGTGCTGGGCGGAGGGCTGCCCGAATGACGGCGTCGGCCATCCCCACCTCTGCCGAGATCCTGCGCCGCCTGAAGCTGCTGCCCGAGGCCCAGCGCGCGCAACTGGACGTGTTCCTGCGCGAGGCTGACCCGGGCATCTGGGTGCCCCAGTCAGGCCCGCAGACCATGGCCTACAACTGCCAGGCCGACATCCTCTTCTACGGGGGCGCGGCCGGCGGCGGCAAGACCGAGCTGCTGCTGGGCCTGGCCCTGACCGCGCAGGAGCACGCCATCATCTTCCGGCGGCAGGGCGTGCAGCTCAAGGGCCTGGTGACGCGCATGGCCAAGATCCTGGGCACGCGAGACGGCTACAACAGCCAGGACAAGCTCTGGCGTCTGCCTGGTGACCGCCTGCTCGAACTGGGTAGCGTGAACGAGCCCGAGGACTGGGAGAAGTACGCTGGCCGCCCGCACGACGCCAAGCTCTACGACGAAATCTGCCACTTCACGGAGACGCAGTTCCGGACGCTCAACGCCTGGATGCGCACGGACAACCCGAAGGTGCGCCAGCGCATCGTCTGCGCCGGCAACCCGCCCACGGGGCCGGAGGGCGAGTGGGTGAAGCGCTTCTGGGCGCCGTGGCTGGATCCCCGCCACCCGAACCCCGCCAAGCCCGGGGAGCTGCGCTGGTACATCTCCAACGAGAAGGGCGAGGACCAGGAGGTGCCTGGCCCGGAGCCAGTGATGGTGGACGGCGAGCTGATGCAGCCCAAGAGCCGTACCTTCATTCCCTCGCGCGTGGATGACAACCTGTTCCTGATGGCCACCGGCTACAAGGCCCAGCTGCAGGCCCTGCCAGAGCCCCTGCGCTCCCAGATGCTGCGCGGCGACTTCAGTGCCGGCGCGGCCGACCCGGTGTGGCAATTGATCCCCACGGAGTGGATCAAGGCCGCCATGGCGCGTTGGAAGGAGCCCGAGAAGAAGGGGCCGATGACGGCCATGGGGTTCGACCCGTCACGCGGCGGCCTGGATAAGTCCTCGGCAGCGCGGCGCCACGACCGCTGGTTCGACCGCCTGGTGACAGCGCCGGGCGTGGTGACGCATGACGGGCCCACGGCGGCGGGCTTCGTGACGCCCCTGGTGCGCGACGGTGCACCCATCGCAGTGGACAGCATCGGCTGCGGCTCCAGCGCCTACGACTTCCTGGTGGGCCTGGGCCTGCACATCCATCCAGTGGTCGCATCCAACGCCAGCGAGCACATGGACAAGGCCGGCCAGCTGCACTTCCGCAACAAGCGGGCCGAGATGTACTGGCGCCTGCGCGAGGCCCTGGATCCGCACGGCCCGGAGCCCATCGCGCTGCCTCCAGACCCTGAGCTCGAAGGCGACCTGGCCGCACCCCGATTCAAGGTCGTGACCATGGGCAAGGGCACGGCCATCCAGATCAACAGCAAGGACGAGATCCGCGATGTGCTGGGCCGTTCCCCCGACAAGGGCGACAGCGTGGCCATGACCTTCGTGGACGACCTGCCGGCACCCATCCCCCTGATTCCTGGCCATGGCCCGCGCCAGAGCCTGCAAGACCGTGTGCGCGCCATGGCGCGTGGTGGCCGCCGTGGCTGGGACCAATCAGCAGCATGACCATGAACAACACCATCTCCATCACCAGCAGCCTGGACGACGCGGCGCGTGCCAACTGGAACCGCTACCAGTACGGCAAGGACCGCGGGCACCTCGACTACCTGCCGCAGGCCCAGCGCTGCGAGGACATGTATATGGGCCAGGGCAAGCAGTGGACGCCCGGGGCGCGCGCGCAGCTCGAGGAGGAGCGCCGGCCCTGCTACGAGCTCAACGAGATCAAGCCCTCCATCAATGCGGCCATCGGCTACCAGATCCAGAACCGCGTGGACATCGCCTTCAAGCCGCGAGGCGGCGACGCGGACCTGGACCGCGCCACGATCTTGTCGAAGGTCGCCATGCAGGTGGCCGACATGGCGGGCCTGCACTGGCACGAAACCCAGGTCTTCAGCGACGGCGTGATCCAGCAGCGCGGGTACTTCGACCTGCGGATGTGCTTCGACGACAACATCCTGGGCGAGATCGCCCTCAGCACGCTGGATCCCATGGACGTGATCCCGGACCCGGACGCCAAGAGCTATGACCCCGACAAGTGGAGCGACGTCATCATCACGCGCTGGCTCACCCTGGACGAAATCGAGCAGCTGTACGGCAAGCAGGCGCGGAAGAAGGCCGAGGAGAGCCACGACGGGGGCTTGGACTTCGGCGAGCTGGACGACGAGGAGTCGCGCAGCAAGTTCGCCAGCCGCAACCGCCTGGGCGCCTACGACGCTGGCTCGGTGGCTGAGGATGGTCTGGTGCGCTACCGCATCATTGACCGCCAGCGCTGGGTCTTCGAGCAGACAGCTTGCATGGTCTGGCCCAACACAGGCGACGTGCAGATCGAGGAGCACATGGCGCCGGACTCCATAGAGGACGCGCTGGCTCAGGGCGCGGTGCGTGCGAAGCGCATGCGCCGCCGGGTGAAGTGGACCGTCACCACGTTGACCGCGACGCTGCACGACACCTTCAGCCCCTACGAGCATTTCACGGTGGTGCCGTACTTCGCCTACTTCCGGCGCGGCCGTACCGGCGGCATGGTGGATGACGCCATCGGCCCGCAGGAGATCGTCAACAAGGCGATGTCCCAGATCATCCATATCCTGAGCAGCTCGGCCAATGGTGGTTGGATCACGGAGCAGGGCAGCATCACCAACATGAGCCCCGACGAGCTGGAGATGCGCGGCGGCGCCACTGGGCTGCACATCGAGGTGAAGAAGGGAGCCCGGAGGCCCGAGAAGATCCAGCCCAACCAGGTGCCTTCTGGGATGGATCGCATCCTGGACCGGGCCAGTGGCGTGCTCAAGGACGTGACAGTGCCCGAGGCCATGCGCGGCATCGGCGGCGCCAACGAGCCAGGAATCGCGATCCAGTCCAAGCAGTTCGCCGCGCAGCAGCAGCTGGCCGTGCCGCTGGATAACCTGGCCTACACCCGCCGCCTGCTGGCCAAGCGGATCCTGAAGCTCATCCAGCGCTACTACGACAGCTACCGGGTGTTCCGGATCACCGAGACCGATCCGCTGACCGGCAAGCCCACGGACCAGACCCTGGAGATCAACCGCTTCGATCCCGGTACGGGCCGCTACTTGAACGACGTGACCATCGGCACCTATGACGTGGTGATCACGGAGCAGCCGGCCCAGGTCACCTTCGAGAACTCGCAGTTCAAGCAGGCCCTGGAGATGAAGCAGGCCGGCGTGGCCATCCCGGATCCGACTCTGATCAAGCACTCCAACCTGGCCGACAAGCAGGAGATCCTGGCCAGCATGCAGGGCCAGCAGCCGCCGGTCGATCCGCGCGCCGAGGCACAGGCCCGGCTGATCGACGCCCAGACCCGCAAGACCGATGCACAGGCCGTGGACGTGGCCATCAAGGCGCAGTACAGCGGCACGCAGGCTGCCCTGGAGATCGCGCGCAACCCAGGTGCGGCTCCGATCGCCGACTCCATGCTGCGCTCGGCCGGCTACGTGGACCGCGACGCCGGACCCATCGTGCCGCAGCCCAGCCAGGCGCTGCCCGGCCTGGATGCCCCGCAGCGCAACACCGACCCGCTGACACCGGCCAGCCCCGCCAGCCCGGCGGCGGGCCAGGAGGCCGGCATCGAGCGACCCGGCCCGGACCTGGGCTGACACCACCACGAACTGAAGGAGAACCCCATGGCCAAGGCCAGCACCACATCCATCCCGTCGGACACCGACTGGCGCGCCGAAGACGACATGCGCACCCTGGCGCGCGCCGAGGAAATCCGCAAGGACCCGAAGCGCCTGAAGGCTGCCCTGGCCAAGGCCAAGGAAAAGATCGCCGAGCTGCAGAACCTGCAGACCCCCGGCAAGAAGTGACCCACCAATCCACCACCGAAGAGGAAGAACCATGAACCCGCTGCTGAAGAAGATCCTGTTCCGCTACATGGCGCCTGCTGGCGAAGAGGGCTCCGACACCACCGGCACCGACACCGCCGTGGCAGATTCCGACGACGACTACCTGGCCCTGCCCGAGGAGGAGCGCCGCAAGCTGCGCGGCGACCTGGACGGCGACGACCTGAGCCAGGAATCCCTGCAGGCTCTGGTGGCCAGCGAAGGCGGAGAGGGCGGTGGCCAGCCGCCCGCCGGCGGTGACGCGGCCCATGGCGCCGAAGATGATGGCACTGGAGGCCAGGGCACGCGCGGCGGCGGCATCCCTCGGGCCCGCTTCAACGAGGTCAACGACGAGCGCAAGGCCGCGCTGGAGCGTGCTGCAGCGCTGGAGGCTGAGCTGGCTCAGCTGCGCGGCGGCCAACCGGTCCAGACGGCCGCTCCTGCTGCTGCACCGGCACCGGCCGCTGAGCGCCGGCAGCTCGATGTCGCCCAGGCCGAGGAGCAGTATGCGCAGCTGATGCTGGACGGCGACACCAAGGAGGCCGCCAAGCTGCGCATGCAGATCAATGCGGCCATCGAGGACTCCGCCTTCGAGCGCTACCGCCAAGCCAACGCTGCCAGCGCGGCGCAGGCCCGGGCCACCGAGGCCGTGGAGAGCCTGATCCAGGCCTATCCGTGGCTCGAGGAGCCCGAGGGCGCGGAGGCCATGGACCTCATCGAGGCCTCCGTGGCGCTCAAGACCAGCCGCGGCATGCCCCTGCATCAGGCCATGACAGAAGCAGTCCAGACCATCGCGCCGCGTTTCGCGCCGGCAGGTCACCCCCCTGGGGGTATCCAGGGGGAGGTTGGTTCTGTTGATATACGCCCTGAGCGAGCCGCACGACGCGGGGCCCAGCACTCGATGCTCCAGCCACCCAGCGTGCAGGCCGGCCTTGGAAACCGCTCCACGGCGGCGGCGATTGATCCCACCAAGATCACCGACGACGAATACATGGAGCTTCCCGAGGCCGAGCGCAAGCGCCTTCGCGGCGACTGAGCGCGGCTCAACCAGCCGGCAAGGATTCACCCACCTTGCCGGCGCGGCATCAACGGGTTGTCGCCCTGGGCGGGCGTAAAGCTGCCTGGCGCCCTTGGCCGCCCAAAGCCATGTCTCTCGCAACTGGGCGGCGTCATGTCCCGAAAAGTGAACCAACTTCCAGGAGCATGAAATGGAAACCAATTTTGCTGCATTGACCCCAGTCCAGAAGCTGGCCTGGGCCCGTGAGACCTGGGGCGCCGCGCGCGACCTGATGTTTCTCAAGAAGTTCGCGGGCAAGGGCGAGAACAACATCATCCAGGTGGTCAAGGAGCTGACCAAGAACGAGAAGGGCGCCGAGGCCTGCGTGATCCAGCTGGTGGCTGACCTGGTCGGCGACGGCGTTCGCGGCGACAACGAGCGCGAAGGCAACGAAGAATCCATGCAGTCGCACAGCCAGATCATCACGTATGACCTGCTGAGCCATGGCGTGAAGAACACCGGCAAGCTTTCCGACCAGCGCAGCACCATCAACTTCCGCCAGCAGGGCCGCGACAAGCTGTCCTACTGGCTGGCCAACCGCTGCGACCAGCTGGCATTCCTGACCATGTCGGGCATCAGCTACGAGTTCAACAACGACGGCTCCCGGCGCGATGCCGGCTCGGTCTTCCCCAGCCTGGACTTCGCGGCCGACGTGCGCCCGCCCAGCGCCAAGCGCTCGCTGATGTGGGACGGCTCGGGCCTCGATCTGTCGAACACCGGCGCCATCGCATCGTCGTTCGTGCCCAACTACAAGATGATCGTTCAGGCGACCACCTACGCGAAGGAGAACCGCATCAAGCCGCTGATGGCTGGTGGCAAGCCTCACTACGTGGTGTTCGTGCAGCCCGGTACGCTGGGCCTGCTGAAGCAGGATCAGGCCTATCGTGAGGCAGTGACGGCTGTGGCGGCGAAGGATGGCCAGAACTCTCCCTTCTTCACAGGCGCGACCGTCACCCTCGACGGCGCCGTGATCCACGAGTTCAACCTGGTCTACAACACCAAGGGTGCGGCCGCCGGCCAGAAGTGGGGCGCGGGCGGTAACGTCAACGGCACCCGTACGCTGGTCTGCGGTGCCCAGGCCCTGGGCATGGCGGATCTGGGCCCTGGCGACTGGGACGAGAAGACGTTCCAGTACAACAGCCAGGTGGGCCTGAACATCGACGAGCTGGTCGGCTTCCTCAAGCCCCAGTTCTACTCGATCTACAACAAGTCGGTCGAGGACTTCGGCCTCTTCACCATCGACCACTACCTGCCGTAAGCAGGCCTCTCGCCGGGGCCTGCCGGTCCCGGTGCTCTCTCCCTTTGCTGTTGAAGGAGCACACCATGCCCATCAAAAAGAACCCCTCGCGCCAGGAGCTGATCGTCGCCTATCTGGACATCGGCTTTGCTGATCCCGTCGCCTATGGCGCTGCCGAACCGGCATTCGACCTGCCTGGCAACGCCATCCTGGTCGGCGGCGATGTCACCGTGCTGACGGCCTGGAACTCGGCGACGAGCGCCACGCTGAAGCTGGGCGACACGGCCGACGACGACCGCTACACCGCTGCGCCCATCGACCTGAAGACCGCAGGCCGCACGGCGCTGACCATCACCGGCTTCCGCCATCCCACGGCCCAGAGTCTCAAGGTGCTGCTGGCCCAGGCCGGCGCGGCTGCCATGGCCGGCCAGGCCCGCATCTCCATCCAGTACTACGTGCCGGGCCGCTCGGCCTTCACGCAGGCCTGATTCTTTCTCGGTGGCCAGAGCTTGAAAGGGCCCTTTACCCGGTGGCCACGTGCCGCCGGGCCTTTTCTCCGAAAGGACAAGACCATGAACTCCATGAAATTCCGTGCCCCCGGCACTGATCCTCTCCCCGTCTCGCTGACATCCGGCCACACGATGGTGGTGCCGGCCACGCCCGAGGGCATCGATGTGCCCCAGCGATTCCAGCGTGAAGCCATGGCGCGTGGCGCCGTGCTGGTCGAAGGCGGTACCGCCGAGGTGAAAACCCAGATCCTGGCGCGCCAGTTGGCCATCCGCGAGGCGCTGCAGGTCATGATTGCGGGCGGCAGCAAGGATGACTTCACCGGCGACGGGAAGCCCAACCTCGTGCGCCTGAAGGCCGTTACAGGTTTCCCGGTTTCCCGCGAGGAAGCCGACCAGGTCTTCGCCGAACTCGGCGGCGACGCCCAGGCGTAAGCAGCCATGCGGGTCGAAGACATCATCCGGCGCTTCCGTGAAGCAGTCCGCGACACGGCCGACCCGCCGTTCTGGTCCACGGAAGACATCGTCGAGTACCTGAACGAGGCCGTGCAGGAGGCGTGCGAACGGGCCAAGCTGATCGAGGACCGCGCCACGCCGGCCGTGTGCGCCATTGCCCTGGAGCCCGGCAAATCCTCCTACGACCTGCACCGCAGCGTGCTGCAGGTCAAGCGCCTGGCCTTTCGCGGCCGCGTGCTGGAGGAAACCAGTATCGAGGGGCTGGACTGCACCTATGGCGCCTGGGAGACCCGCTCCGGCATGCCCCGCTACTGGGTCTTCGATGGGGCCAACAGCTGCGGCACGCCACGCATCAGGCTGGTGCCCACGCCTGTTGAGGCTGGAGAAATCGCGCTGACCGTCTACCGTGGCGCGCTCAAGCCCATCGATCCCTGCAACGCCCAGGCCCAGCCCGAGATCCATGAGCGCTTCCACACACGCCTGATGGATTGGGTGCTGCACCGGGCATATCTCAAGCAAGACGCGGACGCCTTCGACCCGGCGAAGGCTGCCACGTCTCTCGCGCTGTTCGAGCAGGCCTTCGGCGAGCGGCCCGATGCGAATGTGCAGCGCAAGCACAGAGACCGCCGGCCGCCATTGGTTCGGAGTAGTTGGTGACCTAACCTTTGGATGCTGACAAGGCAAGCTCTTTGCTCGCCTTCCTTTCCCGGACTCTCGCATTGCCGAGTGAATTCAACAGCCAAAGTCCAATTCCGATGTTGGTGAGGAAAATAAAAAGACCGAGAATTTCATTTCTTGTTGGAATCCCATCGGCTCTCCAGAAGAGATAAATTCCTAGCGATCCATTGAAGAGAGAGATAAGTGAAAAAGCCAATATTACTCCGTCAATCGCTCTTTTTCCCCACCGTCTCAGATTGTTCCAAGCGTCTTCTTTGAATTGCGCCAGCGTAGCGACTAATGAAGCCAAGGCAATGACTGCAGCAATAACAGAAAGAGTTGTGTTCAGGTCCATCTACTATCCTCCTCCCTCAATCGTACCAACCCTCGTGTAGGGTTTGGCGATTGACTCGCCGAAGAAGAGACTGCCTGGAGTAACTCGAAAGGCAATCTCTATGCGCTCCACGCATGCATCTTCGACCCAAGGGCTGCGGGCTCTTGTGGAAAGTCGTCATATGGGCCGCGATGGATATGTGCGCGGCCCGGGATCCTCCACGTCGGACTCGATTCAGGCCCGACTCTCTGACGGCGAGTTCGTACTGCCCGCCGACACGGTGAAGAAGGTGGGCGTGAAAAGCCTGCGCGATCTGGTGGCCAGCACGCACACCCCCACGGGCAAAAGCCAAGCTGACCACTACGCAGACGGCGGATTGGTGGACGATCCCAGCGCTGTGGCGCGCACCGGCAACAGCTACAGCGGCACTGACATTCGCGGGAACATCACCATCAACGGTCGCGCGCCCGGCGGAACCTACAGCGAGAACCCGGGCATGCGGCCTCCGCCGGCCGCCGCTCCTGCTCCTGCGGCGCCGGGTGCTCAGCCAGCAGCATCTACTGGCGCTACACCTGCAGCTCCCGCCGCTGCCACACCAGCACCGGCACCGGCCGCGCCAATGGATTGGGCAGCACGCAACGCGCAGCGCAACCTCGAAGTCACCGCCAGCTCCATCGTTCCGAGCAGAGACCGTGATGCCGCGCAGGCAAGGCTGAATGCGATGAACCAGCCTGCAGCAGTGCCAGCGCCTGGCGCACCGCAGCAGCCCGGCGTGCCGGGCCTACCCCAGTACCAACAGCCCACCGCCACTGGCACACAGCCTCGCCCTCTGTATGGCACGCAGCCGCGATCAGGATTCGCCGACGGCGGTTTGGTCAAGGCCGACGACCAGGGGGGCCGGCTGCGCAGCCTTGCAGAGCGCGTGGCACAAATCCCCACGGATGGGTACCAAGCGGCGCCCGTCGCACGCGGCTCGCAGGACAGCGTCTGGGATTCAGAGTTGGGGCGCAATGTTTTGAATACGGCGAATGCGCTTCCAGCTGCAGGGTCCATGCTTAAGGCAGGGCGCATGGTGGGCGCTGCCGCCCAGTCGTTGAGTGCGGCGCGTGAGGTGGGGGCCGCGAACGCGGCTATCGCCGCCGGTCGGGCGTTCACCGCACCCGCCCTTGGTGCAGCCTCGCTCTCCAGCGCTGGCAGCACAGAGCGGCCTGCTGTGCCCTCGGCAAACGCTGCCCCCGCCGCAACAAACCGTGCGGCTGACCTGGGCCACTACAACGAAGGCGAGCTGATGGGGCCGCCCAGCGAAGCCATGCCCTCGCGGGCTACGGCCGCCGCTCCGACGCCCGCGCCCGCCCAACCGGCCGGCAACGGCGCTGGCAATGAAGCCTACGGTCGGCTTCTGGCCCTGGCCACTGGATCTGCCGCGCCCGCGCCTGGTGTGTCAGTCCCTACGATGCGCCACAGCGGCAACGACTGGCAGGCCCGCAACGACCTGCGCAACGCCTCCGTCTCGGCCAGCTCGATCATGAATACGCGGCGCTGGGGCGGTCGAGGTGCCGAGAACAATCCCGCCATGCAGGAGTACCGGGCCATGCTGGCCACGGACCAAGCGCTGCGCCAGGCAGAGCCAGCACTCCAGATCGCAGGCATGCGCGAGCGCGGGTCGCTGCAGCGCGAGGGCGTCCAGCAGCAGGGGGCCAGCCAGCGTGCAGCCCTCGGCGCATTGGGCGCGGCAGATTCCAATGAGATCGCTCGTGGTCGCTTGAGCCTGGAGCAGATCGCGTCGGGCTACCAGAGCCGTTCTGCTGCCCGCCTCGAGGCGGCTCAGCAGGCAGTGGAAAACGCCCAGACGCCAGCCGAGCAGCGCAGCGCCCGCCAACGCCTGCTGACGATGCTGGGCAAGGACGGCGAGGACCGCTGGAAGTCTGTTGCTCTGCAAGGCGGTACTGACGCTCAGGGCAACAAGACCGAGAGCATTCTGGGCGCGGTCAACGAGCGCACCGGGGAAATGCGGCGCATGCCGACCCAGGCGCAGCCTGCGGCCACGCCGCCCGACGGCAGCATGGTGCGCGGCAAGGATGGCCGGCTCTACGAAGTGAAGAATGGCCAGCCCGTGCTGGTGGGAGGTTGAGCCATGGCGGACGTGAACTGGAACGATTACACGCCCGTGGGCAGTGGCTCTGCATCTGCAGCGGAGCCTGTGGATTGGGCGCAATTCGAAGTGGTCAAGCCGGCCAGCACCGGGCGCAAGTTGGCGGACATCGCCACGGCCTTTGCCGGTGGCGCCGTGGGCGCCACGAAAGCCATCGCTGACGCCGGCGGCGCTGGCAACGCTGTATCCCAGCAGCTGGGCAGCGCGCGGGACACGGTGCAGAGCTGGCTGAGTTCCCAGCGGCAGGCCGAGAAAGCCGCGCGGGCACAGACCATCCGCGAGGCCGAGCAGTCCGGCTCTGTGCTGCGCGAGGTCGGCGCGCAGCTGGGCGGTATCGCTGAGGCGCCCGTCAGCACCGTGGCAGAAGCTGCCGGCTCTGTGGTGCCCATCGTGGCATCCATGTTCACGCCCGTGGGCCGCAGCGCGGCAGCCCGCACGGCGCTGGGTGCGGGCTTGGGTGCTGCCCAGGGCGCGGGCTCCGTGAAGGGCAGCATCCACGAAGCCGTGGAGCAGCAGCAGCGCGAGCAGGGCGCCACGCCGGAAGCCGCGCGCCAGGCTGCCGACCGCGCACAGGCCTACACGGGGCCGAATGCGGACAACGTGGCCTTGGGCGCTGGACTGGGCTTGGTGACGGGTACGACCGGCGTGGAGCGGCTGGTGAGCGGCGCGCTGGCCGGCCGGGCTACGAATCAGGCGCTGCTGCGGCGGGCGGCCACGGGTGCCGTGACCGAAGGTCTGCCAGAGGCGGTGCAGGGTGGCCAGGAGCGCTTCGCGTCCAACGTGGCCCAGCAGCGTGAGGGCGGCGAGGTGCCGACTTGGCAGGGTGTGGCCGGTCAGGCGGTGGCCGAAGGTGTGGCCGGAGGTCTTCTGGGTGCCGGTACTGGCGCCGCAGTGCGCGGTGGTCATGGTGTGCCCGGACAGACCCAGGGTGAGCCGGGCCAGCAGCCGATTGCAGAGCCAGCCCCAGACGCCGCGCCGGAGCCGGCGGCAGCACCAGCTATCGACCCCAACGCCGGCCCACTGTCCAAGGCCGCTGTCATGGCCGGCGACCTGGGCCTGGCGCCCACGCCCGTGGCAACAGCACCTGTCAGCGCGCAGCAGACCATGGCCGAAGCCATGCCGCGCATGACCGAGGAGCAGCAGCGGGCCGCCCGTATCGTGGAGGCCGACCTGGGCCGCGACATCCCTGCAGGCGTGCGAGCAGCGCGCGAGGCAGAAGCACGCGACCTGGCCGCCGCCGCGCCGACCGCAGAGGTGGACCTGGGTCCGACCGAAATGGAGCAGGGGCGCATCCTGCGGAACTTCGAGCCGCGCGGGCTGCTGCCCGACGTGGCCGAGTACGCTCCTCTGATAGAGCAGGGCATCTCGCCGGAACGGCAGCCGCAGTACCGGCGCCTGCTGGCCGATGCCCTGGACGACAGCCTGGCGCCAGGCGCGCGCGCGGCCGCTGCGCAGGCGCTGCATGCGACCTTTTCCCCGGACGCTTTCATGGCGTCGCGCGCCGCCCGGCCGGATGAGCGGCTGACGTTGAGCCCAGCCGAGCGCCAGGCGTTCGGCAACGAGATCGACTTCGCGCCCGCTGCTGCACCGGCCGTCGTTGACCCGGCGGCCGAGCAGATCAACCGGCTGGCCCTGGCGCAGCAGCTGCAGCCCGGAGCGCCACTGCGCCTGGACCAGGCCCACGGCCTGCGCCGCCAGGCTACCGCTGCCGGCATCCCCGTGTCGGTGGTGCCTCACCCCAGCGGCCGAGGCTACGACGTGCAGCCTACGGTGCGCCTGCCCGAGGAGCAGCGCGCCGCCGTGCCCCAGGCTGGCCCTGCGGTGCTGGGGTTCGAGGCCGGTCCTTCGGGCCGCATGGTGGCCGGTGGCGAGGGCGTGCGCCCAGAGAGCCGCGCCGAAGCCGTCTCGCTGATCAACCAGCAGCGGCAGCAGCGCCAGGAGCTCGAGGCAGAGCGTGCGCGCCGCGCCGACCTGGGCCTGAGCAACCTGACACGCATCACGCCGCTGGGCGACCAGCAGGATGGGGCAGCGCCCGGTGCGCAGCAAGCGCGCCTGCGTGGGCCTGAAGCCATCGATACGCCCGCGCGCGAAGTCGGCGCCGGCCCCGCCAACACGATAGCCATGCCCGACGGCAGCCCGTTCGCCACACGCGAGCAGGCGCAGTCTGAGCTGCTGCGCCAGGGCCTGACTGGCACCCACGAGGCCACGCCTGCCCAGGGCGACCCGTCCCTGGGGTTCGTGGGCCAGCAGCGTAGTACTGCCAGGCCAGCGAACTGGCGCACCAACGCCATGCAGGCCGGCCGCGTTGCCCGGGGTTTGGGTCTGGAGCCGCGTGGCAAGCGCCTGGCGCAGATCGTGGCCGACATCGATGCGGCAGACACTGCGCGCCAGCTACAGCCTGCTGGAGTGGATGCTGCAGAAAAAGGAGCATTGAGCGGCAACGTTTTGAAGCGGGAAAATCCCGCTTCAAGCAGCAAGGCTGCGACTGACCTGACCCAGTCGATGGACTCTCAGGATCAGCGCAACGCCTTCCGTGAGGCGGAGCGCCGCCGCACAGCCCCAGGCAACAGGGCGCGTGCTCAGTCGGCAGACGCAAACCCTATGCGTGCATTCCTCGGCAAGCACGGCGTGGCCTTGGGGCTGCGCTCGGAGTTCGCTCCTGGCCGGGCAGAGCAGCGTGCCGCGATGGTGCCGGGCTACGGGCCCATCTTCCGGAAGGCGGGCATTCAGCTTGATGCGCTCGCCCAGGCGGCCGTGGAGGAGGGCTTCCTGGTGGAGCCAGACACTGCCCAGTTGCACGGTCTCATCAGCCGGGCTCTGCGTGGCGAGCGCGTGATTGCCCAGTATGCGGAGGGCGTGGCCGATGCAGAGATGCAGGCGCTTGTTGCACGCCAGCGTGCATTCGATGAAGATGCTCGTGCTGAAGAGTTGGCATCGGGCCTCACCGATGCCGAGGTCATGGGCCTGACGGATGACGACATTCCCTGGGATTCCGAGGGCAACACAACCACCGAGGCGGCGATGCGCTCGCTCGGCTTTTCAGAACAGGAAATTCAAAATGCCATTGCCAAAGAATCCCGATTCGCGCAAGAAGATCGCGCAGGCGATGGCGGCACTGATGAAGCTGCCGCCCGCCCGGCGCAAGGAAATCCTGCGCAGCGAGCTGAGCAAACGCGGTCTGGACGTACCGCCGAAGCTGGCCGAGTAGCCGATGGGCGTCGGGGCGATGCGTCCGATGCATCGCAGCGGCCTGCCACGAATACCGGAAAACGCCCTGGGACTGATGGGGCTGCGACGCTCTTCAGCGCGACCAGCGACGTTCTGCCAGGCTCAGGCCTGACGCTTGAGCAGGCCCAGAAGGCGGTGGACGATGCCCTTGCGGGCCTGGGGACCCCGCCACCAGTTCGCGTCGTGCTTCGGAGCGATGAGCTTGGGGTCGATGCGCCCGACGGTGTAATGGGGGCGGCTATACCCGGGGAGGGCCGCATCGTCATTGTTGCTTCCGCTCACTCCAGTGCTGACGCTGTTGTCGAGACCCTGTTTCATGAGATGTTCCACCTGGGTGTGCGCAATGTCTTGCCAGGCTCCGATTATGTGCAGGCCATGCTGGATCTGGCAAAGCGCGATGCCAGGGTGCGGCAGTATGCCATCGACTGGAAAGAGCAGGCCCCCGACGCGCCGCTGCAGCTGCAGGTGCTGCGCGACATGGGCTTGCGTGGGTCCGACCTGACCGCCCGCTACGAGGCCCTGGCCATCGAGGAGGGCCTGGCCGTGGTGGCCCAGGAGCTGCGCGCCCAGCAGCAGGCCGGCACCAGGATGGGCCTGCGCATCCGCGCCCTGGCCAACTGGCTGGCCGGCGTGGCCGAGCGCATGGGCATGCAGCGCCTGGCCAGCCGTATCCGCAACATGACCTACAACGAGGCCGAGCGGTTCGTGCTGCGCGCCATCGACAGCGCTGGCGAGGGCCGCTCCTCGGCCTCGACGAACGGGCCGGCAGGCCTGGCGCGCTACCGCACCCTGGGCGACAACCCAGCGAGCCAGCGCGTGGGCGCCACGCTGCAGGCCATGACGGCGACCAACGTCAAGAAGCTGGCCGGCCACAAGGCGACGGACCTGCGGCCCCTGGGCCTGGGCTTCCTGGGCCGCCGGCAGCTGGTGGACGTGTACGGCGACATGCTGCCCGAGCTGCGCACGTACAGCGACCTCATGGCAAGGATGGATGCCGACAAGAACGAGGCCGGCGCAGGCGCGGACCAACTGGCCCAGAACTGGGCCAAGCTGTCCGACGAGCGTGCCCTGGCCGAGCTAATGCACGACTCGACCCTGGCGCAGATGGATCCGGCTGCCGACTACGTGGCCAGCGACAACCGCGTGCAGTACGGCGCGCTGCGCCGCCGCTTCGAGGCCCTGACGCCCGAGGCGCGCGAGGTCTACACCAAGGCCCGGGACACCTACCGCCAGCACATGCGCGATGTCCGCTCGGCCATCAAGGAGCGCATCGAGCGCGCCGGCATGAGCAGTGACCGCAAGGCCGCCATGCTCAAGCGCATGGACGATGAGTTCTTCGGGCACATCAAGGGCGTGTACTTCCCCCTGGCGCGCTTCGGCCAGTACGTGGTGGTGGTCAAGGATGCGGAGGGCAAGACCGCCAGCGTCAGCCGGGCCGAGACCATGGCCGAGGCGGATGCCATGCGCGGCCAGATGGTCGCCGCCTTCCCCAAGGACAAGGGCTTCAGCGTGGGCAAGGTGCTCAAGGCCAAGGACTTCGTGGCCGAGCGCGACACCGTGGGCCGGGGCTTCATGGAGCAGCTGTACGGCGTGCTGGACAAGCAGGGCATGGACGCTGCCCAGCGGGCCGAGCTCGAGGACGCGCTGGGCCAGCTGTACCTGTCCTCGCTGCCTGACCTGTCCTGGGCCAAGCACGGGATCCACCGCAAGGGCACGGCCGGTTTCAGCCAGGACGCGCGCCGGGCCTTCGCCCAGAACGTCTTCCACGGGGCCAGCTACCTGGCCAAGCTGCGGTATGGCGACCAGCTGCAGGACCAGCTCGGCGAGATGCAGCGGCGCGTGGACCAGGGCGCGGGCGATGATGGCTTCGATTCGATCAAGGGCCAGCAGGTGGTGGACGAGATGGTCAAGCGCCACGACGCGGCCATGAACCCGAAGACCAATGCGCTGTCCACGGCACTGACCAGCGTGGGCTTCATGTTCCACCTGGGCCTGTCGCCGGCCTCCGCCATGGTCAACCTGACCCAGACCGCCCTGGTGGCTTATCCGGTCATGGGCGCGCGCTGGGGCTTCCGCAAGTCGGCCGCCGCGCTGCTCAAGGCCAGCCAGGAAGCGGTGCGCGGCAAGAACGACATCACCGGATCGCTGAGCCCGGATGAGAAAGCGGCCTTCGACGAGGCCGTGCGCTCGGGCGTCATCGATGTGACCATGGCCCACGACCTGGCCGGCATCGCCCAGGGCGAGGACCGCAACGTGTCGCACAAGCTGCGGCCGGTCATGAACGCGGCCAGCTGGATGTTCCACCACGCCGAGAAGCTCAACCGCCAGGTGACGTTCATGGCCGCGTACCGCCTGGCGCGCGAGGCCGGCGCCGACCAGCACCAGGGCTACCAGCAGGCCGTGCAGGCCACCTACGACGGCCACTTCGACTACAGCGCGAACAACCGTCCACGCGTCATGCAGGGCAACGTGGCCCGGGTGCTGCTGCTGTTCAAGCAGTACGGCCAGAACATGGTCTACACCCTGGTGCGCAACGCCCAGCAGGCTCTGGCAGCTGCCAAGCCTGAAGACCGCGCAGCCGCGCGCAAGGCGCTGGCCGGCCTGCTGACCACGCACGCCATGGCGGCCGGTGTGCTGGGCCTGCCCATGGTGACCACGCTCCTGGCAGCGGCCTCGATGCTGGGTGGCGATGACGATGAGCCGTGGGACGCGCAGGTGGCTATGCAGAACATGCTGGCCGACGCCTTCGGGCAGAAGCCGGCCGAGGTGCTGTCCCATGGTCTGTCCCGCCTGACGCCCTGGGACATCTCGGGCCGCGTGGGGCTGGACCGGCTGATCCTGCCGGACGTGCAGGAGGGGCTGGAAGGCCAGCGCCTGGGCGAGTCGGCGATGGCCGCCGCCCTGGGCCCCGTGGCCGGCATCGGCATCAACGCCCTGAAGGGTCTGCAGGAGATGAGCGAGGGCCGGTACCAGCGCGGGCTGGAGACCATGGCGCCCAGCGTGCTGCGCGGGCCGCTCAAGGCCTGGCGCTACGAGACCGAGGGCGTCAAGGACAAGACCGGCATCGTGGTGCAGGACCAGGTGGACGCGGCCGCCGTGGCCGGGCAGGCAGTGGGCTTATCGCCGTCCAGCGTGCGCAACGCCTACGAAGGCAAGTCCGCCATCGTGGGCCAGGACCGCGCGCTGCAGGCGCGGCGCAGCGCCCTGGTGGAGCAGTTCGCCATGGCCGCCATGGCCAAGGACCAGGAGGGCAAGGCCGAGGCTCGGGAAGCCATCCAGCGCTTCAACGAGAAGAACCCGTCCCGCCGCATCCAGCCCTTGCAATTGGCCCAGAGCGTGCGCATGCGCGAGAAGCGGATTCGGGAAGCCGAGGATGGGGTCTATCTGCCGAAGAAGCGGCGCGATGCCATGGAGGCTGGGCGGTTTGTGGCAGAGCATTAGACATGGGCAATGGGGTGATGCCGTTTGCCCCGCTCAACACTGCCCTCTTATCTGATCTCATGTGTCAGTGCCGCATAGCCGGCACTATCTAGTACACGACTCCAACCTTCCGCTGTCTTTGATCGCTGAACGCTCGGCGAGAGTCACTAGCTTGGCTTCTGGCCCGTTGTCTGTCTGTAGATCGCTCTAAATCGGGTCTTTGGTATGTTGGAATGTGTAACGTTGTGGTAGATTAGAGACTCCAGCGAGGCTATGTTAATAATAAATAACTATCGTAATGAATCTGGATTTTTGGATTTATTAATTAGATCGGTATAAATTAATTTCCGATGTTGAGAAAAATAGAGAAAATCAAAATGTACATTTTTACTACGGCTGGAATGGGGCGTTGCGAAAAAATAGATTTTGGTCAATATAGGGAAATTTGGGGTGGTCACGAAAGAAACTGTAAATGTATTATTAGGATTACTAGTGATTACATCGTCTATATTGATCATCGGAATCGTATTGATTGGGAATCGACGGATGAATATGATGCAACGCGGCCTCCAGAAGAAAAACAAAAAAGAGAAAGTTTTATTAGTCAGTGCTCAATATATGAGCACAAGCCTATTGCTGGATTAAGTGATTCAAATATTCTGAGCTACAAAACTATTGTCGGGGAGGCTATGGTTAACTGCTTGGAGGGGAATTTTGATGCAGCGGCGGAAATTCTAAAGCATGCGGATGATTTTAGACTGGACCGTGTTGTTGAAAAATCTAGAGAATGGTATTTGAGTTATGCTGTGCTTATTTCTTTTTCATCAATATTGCTCATCTTATGTTTGAATATTTATGAGTCATTGGACGATGAAAGTGTTTTGCAAAAATTAAATATTGGTGCATGGGCAATGGCGGGCGCTTGTCTCTCAATTATATTAAGATCTGGGAGATTGCAGCATGCCAGCTACGCGGGGGCGTGGCTTCATTTTGTAGAGTCAGGATGTAGGATTATTGGTGGTTTTCTCTCTGGGCAAATTGTCTATTTGGGTGTGAAGTCGGGGATAATTTTTTCAGGACTTGTCAATGGCAATAACGAGGATTATGTTATTGCACTGCTTGCATTATTGGCTGGGGCAAGTGAAAGATTTGCTCCATCGATAATTACCAAGGTTGAGGAATCTTCCTCGATAAATATTAAGGAGTGAGAATTGGTTTCGAGAAAAGCGCTGATTATTGGGTCCCCAGATGAGACTATTCCGGGTGTGAATGTCGATGTGGAGAATTTGAAAAATTACCTAAAATCCGCGATTGGAGGTTTTTGGTATGAGCACGAGATAACCGTTCTAGAGTCACCGCTGAGGAGCGTGGTTAAAAATGAGATTTCAACCTTGAGATTTAAGGACTATTCTTTTGTCCTCTTTGCTGGTCACGGTTACCACTCGGTGGAGCGCAAAAGAACAATGTTGCATATAAATAAACTGGAAGAAATGGATAGTTTGGATCTGCGGATTGGGGCTTCTAAACATTCTCTGATATTGGATTGCTGCAGAAAGCCTCAGAGCGAACGTCGTATTGCTAAAGCGTACATGGAATCTTATAGTATGGATTCTTCATTGGGTCAGAAGCCCAACCCAATTGAATGCAGAAAGTATTTTGATGGCGCTATTTCTGCTTGTGAAGACGGATTGGTGGTAATGAATGCTTGTGCGATCAATGAAACGGCCGGTGAGGATGAGTTGAATGGAGGATATTACACGTCTTCGTTAATTGATGCGGCTAGTGAATGGGTAAAGGGAACACTTAGTCAGATTGATTTAAATACACAGTATGCAACCTTCTCTACTAAAGACTGCCATGAGGCAGCAGCGGTGCAAGTGAATCAGCTTAGCGGAGGACGACAGAATCCAAATTTTGAGTCACCAAGGACTGAGAGAAAATTTCCTTTTGCTGTAGTTGCATAGAGCAATTGAAAGGCCTATATTCATTTTAGATTTTGCTGTGCGCATGGGTTATTCTATTTCGAATAATTTCAGTGACATTCAGAGATATTTATGAGTTGAGAGTCTGGCTTAAAATCTGGTTGTCGAGAGGTTGAAATTATCAGGCCGCAAGCAATTCAATTCCCCGGAGTAATGCGGGGTCTTTTTTCTACTGAAGGTTTAGCAAATTGGCTCGCTGAAAGCTGCGCCGTGTTCCGTGCTCCGTATTTCACCTTACGGGCTTGGCCTTTCTGCCCACCTTGTGCCGGATGCCTGGGGCTGAATGCCTCCAGTGGTGGGGCCCGAAGCGCCTTGGCCTATTACAGGCTGCCGTAGGCTCGTGCGCAGCTTTTCGTGTCTGGTAACTGGTCAAAGGGTGATGTGGCAGCCCTTGAGCACTGCCATGTCCTTCCTCTCGTCTTGGCTTTCAACTGTGTGGCCAAGCTGCCGCGCTAAATGCCCGCATCGCCTACACTCTGGTCATCGCGCCGGTCGCCACCCTGGCGCTGTGTGTTCCCGCTGAGTGTGCAATAGGCCCCTGTTATTGGCCATGACCGCTCTTGGGTACGTGACGCGGGAGATCATTTTCGCGCTACCTCGCAGGTTTCAGCTATTCGGATATCGCATCAACAAGCTCCTCCACTGCATCGTGAAGAGTGCTGAGCGCCGTTTCCGCGTAAACTGCAGCCGCAGATAAGTCACGTTGAGCGAGCTTTTCATCTGCCTTCTGCAAGTTTGCCCAGTAATTCGCACGTGCCATCTTGATTCGATCCGGTAAAATCGAATTAAGCGATGCAAACTTATTATCATTTGCAAGAATATTTGCTTGCACATCGTGCATATTTCTTATCGCCGAGAGAATTGCTCGAGAATCCTGATCTATTGCCCTTTTTCCGCTGCGGCGATACCCACTCATGTACAGGTCGTTGTAAATCACAATCAAATTGGCGATTATATCGAGAGCGTCAGAATGGAGTCCTGCTTTGGGGCGCTTAACCCACTTGCAGTGCACCACGTCTTTAGCATTACGCCATGAAAATGAAGCAAAATACCCGCCAATAGGAAGAATTACCGAATCGCGCTCACCTTCGAATATCCAGCGATGTACACGAATTTTCCGACTGAGGATTGAGAGAAATTTTTCTAATGGCACACCCAGTCTATCGATTGAGTTGCGTGCGTCGGCATAGTCAATGTAAATGCGGTCGCCACCAGTTGGGTGGACAACAACTCTCGCTGTAACGGTCGTGCTACCCTGTTCTGTCGAACGGTGCCAGAGCACCGTAGTCAGACGATCGCCCAGGGTCGCATTTGAGAGTTTAAATGCTTCCTCAATGGAGTTTGACCTGAAGTATATGTCGTAAAAATGGCCTATAAAGTCGATCGCAGCGTAGTCATCAGCTGCTCCGGAGACGGATATTACATATGGGGAGCAGGCCAGGAGCTCCTTGGCCGTATCCGATGAGTAACACGACATTAAAATTAGCGCGCTGATAGTCGATTGAGATGCTGCAATCATCCTATTGAGATGATTGGGTGAAATAATTTCACCGTCGTCATTTTCTTGTGACTCAAAGCAGAAACCATCAGATGACCCATGCCCGGAAAAATGAACTAGATCAAATTTTCCCGTGGTGAGTGCTTTGGCCATATCTTGGAGCGTTGGGGCGTGGCACAGATTTACAGTTATCGAAGGGTCCGCGGATGATTTGATTACCTCCTGCATTCGCTTATGTTCTTTGTCAAGGCGCAACCGTTCTTCGTTGCCGGGGCAACTATAGAATACGAGGATTGAAGGCATAAGAGATCGAGTGTTATTAATTGGTGGAAAAGGTTGTTAATAGTAACATTCACAGACCGTTGCCTAAAGGAGATTCGTGGTGCTGCGCTTATGTTCAGATGTTGGCATTGACACTCGGAGCCTGATCTGCGAAGACCCATGATCTATACGCTGCGCATCGACAAGAGGAGCCAGGCCTACACACAGGCCGCTTGCTCGACACGGCTGATCTCACGTCACAGAGTTCCAAGCGGCCACCATATCAGGCTCCATTCGCAACTGCGCTGATGGAACGCTGCCGGGCTTTGATGGCTTCCACATCTGGTATGGCCATGTCTCCATCGGCACAACCTCGCTCTATGCCATGCGCCGCTATGCCGAGACTCTGGCGCAGCGGCCGGTGAGCCTGCATTCTCAGTTCGGCGTGTAGGCTTGACCCAGTCAAGTTCGTCCGTGTGCATCTACAGAGCCTGCAGACGCGGGAATAAGCCTCTGGAGGGTGCTTCAGTGCTTGCTCAGATTTTTATGAATTTTCCCAAAAAATCACGTAACCTATTGATTTATATGAACTGAGAGTCTGACTTTTAATCCGTTGGTCGCGAGTTCGAATCTCGCAGGACCCACCAAAGAACACAAGGCCCCGTAGCAATACGGGGCCTTTTTTCTTTTCTATCGAAGAAGTAGCAAGAGTGGCGTTCAGGCCGCTTTTTTCTTGGCCGTTGTGCGGGCTTTTTTTCCAACCAACGCAACGGCACTTTTCAGCGTCTTCGTCGCCAGATGGCTGTACCGCTTCGTGCTCACGGCAGACTTGTGCCCCAGTACGCCGCCCGTGGTGTACAGATCCACGCCGGCGTTGATCATCTCGCTGGCTGTGCTGTGCCGCAGGCATGCAGCCGGGCATGGGCTGTAGCCGGCCGCCCCCGCGCCAGCCTTGAACGCTTTGCTCACCGTCCACTTTGTGGGCGAGGGGGCGCGCGCTGTGCACCTGATGCGCTGCACTGCCTTCAAGACTGGCGGGGCAGGGTTCCGCCAGTGGGTCGCTCCTGCGCCCCACGCTGCCCACGAGCTGGCGCGAGCAGCGCCTGGAGGCCCGCGCGCCGAGGCAAGGCCGCGTGCAGCCACTGTGGCGGTCATCGACCAGCACCAGGTCGTGCCCGCGCCGAAGACCGTGGCCCAACGCAGCCCGCGCTTGCGTGCTTTGGCCAGTTCCAGCTTCACATCCATCTGCGCCTGCAGCGCGCGGTCGCGCTCGATGGCCCAGGTGGTCAACATTGATGCCCGCGACCGCGCCGCTGTGCTGTGGGCGCTGGGCTTGCTCAACGCCACGCCAATTCTGGATTTTTGAAAGAGAACCATCTTGGAAAACAAGGCCGCGCAGATGAACCGCGACGACACACAAAAACAAGAAGTGGCTCCGCTTGAGCTGCATGGACTGGATAGCTGGCCAGTTGGAGGGCTGGCACGAGGAGGGGGCGCGGCATACCAACCCGTGTCCTGCTGGCGTCATCCGCCCGGGCAGTGGTACTGACGTGCTGCTGCGG